ATAGTGTCCACAGCCCTGGCGTACAGGCTTACCGGCAATTTGCTGGTCTCGTCCACTGTGTTGGCCATCGGCATGCGCAGTTCGCCGAACAGGGGGCGGTCCACGCCGCGGATGACCACCTCCGGCTCCAGGCCCGCCCACTCTGGCACATCCGTCAGGGCCAGCTCTCCGCCCAGGGTGTCCCCGGTGTTGTACCAGTAAGCCCGGTTCTGAAGATACAGCCCGTCCGGCTGGAGATCCCACGCCTCCACCCGTACCACCTTCCGCCCCCGCAGGGCGGCAAAGTCGGTAAAGAAGCCCGCTTCCGTCACGCCGGCCCCATTGATGCGGGTAGGATAGATGCGGTCGGCTGGGATGATTTCACAGTAGATATTCCGGCCGGAGGGATAGGGCTTTACCACCACACGGCCTCCTGCCCCAGCCAACTGCACCGCGTTTTTGAGCTGAGGTAACAGGAATCGGGTCAACTGGTCATTGATCCACGTTCCACGGGCCGAGGCCCCCGCGCTCATGGCAATCTCATTGCAGGCCAGGGTGGACATGTAATCTGTGACGTTGATCGGGGCATTGGTCACCCGGTATCCGGCCTCCAGCCACGCCGGCCGCTGGTAAAAGGCCAGTAGCCAGCCGGTGATCGCGTTGGCCATCTTCTCCGAAATCTGGAGCTCTCCGGGTGCCGTCGGCACGCTCTGAAACATCCCTTTCACCGCCTTTCCCATCCAGTATAGAAAATCCACGCTTATTCGCCCCTTTGCTTCCACACCGGCTGCATCCCGTAGCGCACTGCGTCGATGTGGTGGTTTTTGGCGTCCGGGTAGGCGGAAATCAGGTTCCCGTCCTTGTCCCGCTCGAACTCATATTCGCTGAACTCCTTGGCTGTCCTGGGGCACCGCTCCGGGTCAATCACGATCGCCGCCAGCCGCCCCAGCCACTTCATGGAGTATTCCACGCTGCCCGGCGGCTTGGCTGCTCCCCGGCAATAGAGGCCAAACGCCTTATAGTCCCCTATGCTCTTTGGTTCGGCGCTGTCCGCGGTGAGCAGGTCAAGGGGCTGGACGCCCTTCTCTTCCCGGAGGATACGGGCCGTCTCCTCGTTGCCCTTCCGGTATGCCTCTGCCTCGTCGAAGATGTAGAGGGTCAGGCGGGCCGCGTCGTAGTGCATGCAGTTATAGACCCAAGGGTCAGGGTAATAGCCCCAGTCAATCCCACGGTAGATGCGGTCGAAGCGGCCCAGTTCCTCGTCGGTGATGGCGCGCAGTTGAATATTCTCAAACACGTTTGCCCCGCCGCCGGTGACCTCTCCCAAATATTCGTTCCGGTAGGCCATGGGGCGGAGAGCCTTCAGGTGCTCGGCGTCCGCGATGAATCGGGGGCCCAGCCACTCCGGCGGTGTCTCCAGGTAGGTACTGTGGTGCTTCACCTGGCCCGGCTTGCTTTCTCTGGCGTACTGGTTGGCCCAGTTGGCCGCGCTGGCCGGCGGGTTAAAGCTCTTGAACGTGATGGCAATGGGGCCGCCGCGGAGCAGGGACTGCTCTACGTTGCGCACCTCTTCCGGCCCGCGAAACTGGTCCAATTCTTCAAAATGGACATAGGCCACATAGCCGAAGGGCAGCTTAATGGATTTCAGATTGCCCGGATCGTCCAGGCCGAAAAACATGATCTTTTGCCCCGTGGGCAGGTATGTCAGCTCCATGGGGGAGACCGTGGCCTTCCACTTACTGCCTACCCCCAGCGCCCCCGCCGCCCAAATGTACTGGTTATAGACCGTACGCCGCAGGGTGTTCTCCTTCCGGCGGAGCACCACTGCATGGGTGTCCGGGTGGCGCATCATCTGGAGTTCAATTTCTTCGGAGATAAACGAGCTTTTCGCCCCGCCGCGGCCGCCTTCACACAGCGCCTCGGTGACCTCGCCGGCCCGTATGCGCCGGTGCAGCTCAAAGAAGGCCGGCGGCATGATCTCCGACAACTTATACGTCATCGACAATAGTCACGCCCTCCTGTGCCTCCTCACCGTCCCGCTCGAACATGCCCAGGGGCTTGCCCAGCAGCTCCATGGCCTTCAGGGCCCCCTTGGAGTCAAAGACAAATTCCCCCGACTCCACCCATTCCCTGCGGTCCGGGTCGTACTTCATCACTGGCTTGGCCGTCATACACCGACGGTAGATATCCATCACGTTGAGCCTAATGGTCTCTCGGCTGATCCCCATCTGGCTGCACAACTCATTCGCACGTGCGCGCCTGTACGCAGAAATCTTAGCCGACCTTAGCAGCTTGCTGGCCTGCACAGATGCAGATGCGTTTTTCTTCCCTGGGCTGTACCCGGCGCGGATGGCGGCCTGGGTGCCGTTGCCGTCCCGGTCATACTCTTCGACAAACAACCGTTCTTTCCGCGTCAGCAGCTTTTCTAACTCCTCCATGCTCATATCCTCGTACACCGCCTCACCGCCCTCCTTTCGCAGATACGGCTTTACAGGTTAATGCTAACCCCAAAAAGCTGTTTTGTCCTGGTCAAAACTAAGAATCCGGTTCGCGCACTACCCGACCATCCCGGCACCGCGCCGAGCGGCTTGCCAAGC